AGTTAGATAAGGTATTGCATTCAACTGCATTAGATTTAAAGCTACACGGTGGCTTTTATTGGGAGGTAATTTGGTCAATGGATAGAAGCACCATTGCACAAATAAACCATTTGCCATACGAGAACTGCCGATTGGCTTGTAGTGATGACAATGACGATGTTACTGGTGTTTGGTATTCGCGCGATTGGTCAGATACTCGTAAAAAGAAAAACAATCCTCATTACATTCCATTCTTTGATGTAAACACCAAAGAGGAAAACCCGAAACAAGTAATGTTTCAGCATTCAATGATGGTGGGGAGTGAGTATTATCCGAAACCAGATTACATTGGATCAATAAATTGGATTGAGTTAACTCGTCAAATTGGAGAATACCACGTTAACAACATTTTAAATGGTTTCTTTCCTTCATTAATTGCATCATTTAACAACGGAATTCCTACGTTAGAGGAACAAAGAATGATTAAACAACAACTGCAATTAAGCATTCAAGGTGCAGAAAATGCAGGAAAGGTTTTGACATTCTTCAATGAGGAACGTGACCGAGGTGTTGAGTTCACTGCGTTTCCTATTTCCGATAGTGATAAGCAATACGAGTTTTTAAGTACCGAAAGTACAAATCAAATTTTGATTGCTCACCGCGTTACTTCACCGCTTCTTTTTGGTATTCGTGATGGTGGCGGATTGGGTTCAAATACCGATGAATTGAAAACATCAATGTACTTGTTCACCAAACAAGTTATTGAGCCTTTCCAACGTATTATATGCGATGGAGTAGACGAGATATTGAGAGCTATTGGAGTTCCACAAGGAGTTAAGATTGCGCCAAACGATTTATTTATTCCAGAACAAACAACCGAAGCACCTGTAACGCAGTCAACTGAAAAAAAAAAAGTTAAGCACGAACACAAAGAGATTTTTAAAGTCTGCTGTTCATCAAACGATGATTTCACCGATGAAGAAGGAAAGCAATTTTTAAAACATCTTGCCGAGTGTGGTGAGCTGATTGATTTAGACGAATGGGAACTTGTTGAAGAATGTGAAGTTGACAATTATGACAACGAAGAAAATTTCACCAAAGTAAATCAAGGTCTTGAATCATATGCTGACCCTGAACAAAAGAGTAAGTTAGATGCAGGACTTTTTAAAGTGCGTTATAGATATACAACTTGGATAGGTGAAAATTCACGTGAGTTTTGCAGAGAAATGGTGAGACTTTCAAAGGGTGGAATTGTTTGGAGATACGAGGATATTCAGGAAATGAGTGCCGCAGGTGTTAATGGACAATTTGCGGAGCGAGGTAAGACTGAATATAATTTGTTCCGCTATTGTGGGGGGGTTAATTGCCATCATGCTTGGATGCGTGCAATTTATAAACGCAAAAGACAAGGTGGTAAATTCTTACCTAATGAAGGGATGGATAATGAAGTAAAGATTGCAGTTAGAAAAGCCGAGAAAGAAGGATTTTCTCCAATGGATAGAACCGTTGGCTATGATGATGCAAAAACACCGATGATTAAACGACCAAATGGCGGTAGAATAAACTAAAAAAATTGTAAAATATGGCAATCCCACAAGAGATATTATTGATTAACGAAGAGTTATTAAAGAAGTACACTCCTTTAACTGATGCAGTTGATCCTAACTTAATTCGTCCGTGCATTTATGTAGCGCAAGATATGTACTTGCAGAACTTTTTAGGTACTAACTTGACTAATAAATTAAAGGATGATGTAACGCATAATACACTTGCTGACCAGTACGAAACATTGTTAAATGAATATGTAATTAAGTTGCTTATTTGGTGGGTAATGGTTGAACTTTACCCATCGTTATTGTATAAACATGACAATGGTAACTTGGTTTCAAGACAAAGTGAAGATACTACACCTGTAACCAAAGGCGAGATGGAATCGTTAAAAGAAAAAGCGCGTGAAAATGCGAGGTTCTACACCAAGCGAATGGTCGATTATTTGCGTTTTAATACAAACTTATTTCCTGAATATACCAACAATACGGATAATAACATATTTCCAGATATGAATCCGTATGGAAAGAGTAATTTTTTGGTTTCTGATAGTTATAAAACACAACGACACAAATGGTCAATTCAAAACTTCCTACCACCTACGTACTAAAGCGAGAGCAGTACGAGAAAATGTTAAAAGTTTATCTTAAAAAACAACAAGCTAAAGTTAAAAAGAGTTGAAAGAGTTGATGTTTTTGAAAGGTAAGATTTGGTTTTTGGCAGGTCTTGCGGTATTCCTACCAATTAAGGAACTGATGTTAACCATTGGTTTCCTTGTTGGTGCGGATATGGTTGTAGGTATTTGGAAGGCATTGAAGTTGAAACAACGTATTCGTTCACGCAGGATGAGTGATACTATCACTAAATTGTTGTTGTATCAAATTGCAATAATGAGCGGATTTCTTATTGAGACATTCATCATTAGTGAACTTATACCAATTACTAAATTGGTTGCAACCGTTATAGCAGTAATTGAATTTAAATCAATCATTGAATCGATTGAATCGGTTACTGGCAAAGACCTTTGGAGTAAGATTAAGACAATTATAGGTAGAAAAAGCGAAGACATAACCGATGCAATGACCGATGGAAAAGATAAGTAAATATGTGACCTATAAAGAGGTTACAAAAAGCAATCAAGCGACTGCGTTAAAGTTGGCAAATATACCAAACTCGGAGCAATTAAATAACTTGCGTTTGGTGTGTACTAAAATCTTTGATCCACTACGCGAACACTTCGGAATCCCCATCGGTATAAGTAGCGGATTTAGGTCTGTTGAATTAAATGCCAAAATTGGTGGCTCTAAATCATCACAACATTGTCAAGGCAAGGCTTTGGATATTGATGGTGACATCTTCGGTGGTATAAGTAACAAATTAATTTTTGAATATATTAGAAAAAGTTGTACTTTCGACCAACTCATTTGGGAGTTTGGAAGTGAGAATCATCCCGACTGGGTTCACGTAAGTTACAACGAGGGAAAGAACAGAGGTCAAGTTTTACGTGCGGTTAAAATTGGCGGAAAAACTGTTTACCAACCTTTCTAAAATATGTCAAAAGAATCAGCAAAAACAAAGTTAGCGCGTGAAGTTCGCGCCAAGTTTCCCGACACTCCAACATTGACACTTGCAAAGAAGTTAAGCAAAGAACACTTTGAAACTTTTTTAGGTGTTGAAGATGCGCGAATGGCATTAAGAAGAATCGAAGGAAAGACAGGTAAACAAACACCTATTGATAAATCTTTGATAGTAGAAAAAGACAGACCAAAGAACCCATTTAAACTTCCGAAGTCATACGCGAAAGGTCGCAAACATATTGATGTTAAAGGCAAAAAGATTCTTATTCTTTCCGATGTGCATATTCCATACCACGACATTGATGCGTTGAGTGTTGCCATTGAAACAGGATTGAGTGAAGGAGTTGATACGGTTATCCTGAATGGAGATGCGTTGGACTGTCATATGATAAGTGACTTTGTTAAGGATCCAAAGAAACGCAAATTCAAGGATGAATTGTACGCAATGCGAACCTTTGTTTACGAGTTACGACAAACCTTTCCTAATGCAGAGATAATTTATAAAGAAGGCAATCACGAAGAAAGGTACTGGCGTTATATGAGAGTAAAAGCGCCTGAGCTATTTGACATTGATGCGTTTGATTTCGCAAGTCTTTGCCATTTAGATAAGTACGATATTAAATGGATAGAGGGAAAGAACAAGATTAATATCGGTGGGTTGTCTTTATTTCACGGTCACGAATTTGGAAAGCAATTTTTACCAAGTGTAAACGTGGCGCGTGGGTTGTTTTTAAAGACCAAAGCAAACGCGATGTGTGGACATCATCATCAAACTGCGGAACACACAGAACGTGATGTAAACGGAAAGGTAATTACGTGTTGGGGTGTGGGTTGCTTAAGTGAGTTGAGTCCCGACTATAACCCATATTCTAAATACAATCACGGATTTGCAATAATAACAAGAGGCAATGGAAAAGAATTTCACGTTAAAAATTATCGCGTTAATGACGGTCGCATTTATTAGTGGCTGGTGTTGTAATTTTTGGAAAAATTCATGCAAATCAAACAGGGTACAAATTGTAACCTATTCGGATACAGTTGTTGTATTAAAGGCAACCATTGACACGTTGGAAGTGGAACGCATCAAAACCAAAACGATTTATGAGAAACAAATTGATACTATTTATTTGCTTGATAGCGTTGCAATCGACAGCGCATACACAAAAGCAATCAACAGGCTTGAGCAACTCGAAGGCTCTGGATTCTTTAAGCGTTGAACGTAGGCTTGTTGTATTAGGTGTCAAATCACTTGATTACTACGTTCATTTAAACCAAATCAATAGTCGGATAATTCGTACACAAAGCGAGGTTATTGTCTATAATGAGGGATATATCAGACAATTAGAGGGATTAAATAAGGGATTAAACGAGGGATTGAATGAGGAATTAAATAGAAAAAAAAAGTGGCGCAAAGCCACTCTTTATTCGTTGTCGTTTAATGCTATTTTTTTAGGCTCATTATACGTTTTAAGTAGATAGCCATATCCAAGGCTTCTTCGTATGCGTGGTGTAACCATTCTTTCTCGGAAAGGTTCGCCTTATCAACGGTTGTTCCGTACTTCACCCTTCCCATTTTCTCGCGTGAGATAAGGTCTGTGATGACTTCTTTATAGACATCGGACTGACAGTTATCAAAATCGTGTGTTATATTCATACTATTTCAAGTTTTGGTTGGTTTTCTTTTGCATCTTGGATTAACTTAATCAGTTCGGGCAGCATCCAATAACCATAGGTTGCCATTTCATAAGTGAAATCTTCAAGGTGTTTAGTGATATCGGGCAATGTCGCACCATCAGTTTCCCAAAGCGCAGTAATTGTCTTTCCGTGTTCACGTTGGATGGACTCATTTAACCGCTTCATCAGCATCTTTGTTTGATGGTTGTAGAACCATTTGATAGGCTCACATTCATCACTTGCGTAAAGTGTCGCTTGTGTCCACATTAAGAGATTCAGCACCTTGATTTTTTCAAGGTCACTCTTTGATAGTTTGTTGTTCATTATTTTAGTTTTTACCTAATCGGGTATAATACCGTTTGTTATAAATGTTTTATACCTGCTCGGGTGTTGTTTTAAAGTTCATCTTCAATTTGTTCTTTTAATAGTTCAAGGGCATATCTTGCACCTTCAATAAACGCGAAATAACGCGCGGCGTCCATTTCTTCACCGTTGTACATTGCATAATGTTCGGCTTTCATTTTAATTAATTTGTTGAGTTCCATTTTATTTTGTTTTTAAAAGTTTAGTAGTCAGGACAGGATTCGAACCTGTACGCAAGGATCAACGTGTAGCCTTGCTCTCTTATTCGTTATAGCGTCTACCAATTCCGCCACCTGACTATTTAGCCAAACTTCATTAAGTGCGTCCACTTAAGAGAGGTTTGGTTTTTCACAACTTATGCCTTGGGTTATTCGTTGTGAGAAAAGACCACTAAAGTGAGCAGTTCTTATGGTATGCTTCGTGGTACATTGATGCAAATATAATTAAGCAAATGCATATTTTCCAAAATTCTTTTTTAATTCATAAAACGACCTCATCATAATAGCATCAGCAAAGTCAGGCGACATACCAAAACGTTTCTTCAAATCTTCTTTGTTAGTCACCCTTAACTTTTGGTCGCTATCCAGTTTCTCGCGCCTTATCATTTCAAGTTCCTTTACAATGGTATCTTTATGCTGTGAGTTGAATGTGATTGAGTTGTTTGTGATTAGTTCGCCAAGTTTAAAGTAACAATCCGATTTTAAGTTAAGGTAGTTTTCACGAACTGACTTTGATCCGTTAAGAAATCCTTTGCAATGGAGATAATCTTTGCAACCTCCACCAATTCCATCCTCATCCACCAAGACATTGGAAAGTAAAACTCCGTTACTTTGCGCCATTTGTCTAATAGTATCCACTACTTCGTTAATTGGCTTGTGTTTTAACACTACAAATTTATCCGCGTGTAGTCCATCCCAAAGTACAATGACCGTTCTATCGTCACCCATACGCGCAATATCCGCAGTTATATACTTCGTTGTGTTCTTTTGTTGTGGTTCACGGAAACACCTCAACAAATCATCGTAATGGTAAAGCCTATCTTGCGTTTCATCATAATCCCAATCCCCATCTAAAAGCCTTTTGCGGTCAATCTCGGGTAACATTCGCAAGTTTTCAAGATATACAGGCGAGATATGAGGGTTATCAGTTGGCAAGGCTTGGATGAACTCCCTATCTTGTCTTAAAGTTCCATTACGTTTGGCATCGTAGAACTCATTGTAAAGCCATCCTTTATGTGGGTTACAGGTTAGTAATCCTTTCGGCTTATCATTAATCAATTTGTAACGCACGCGTGATGCAAGAATAGCAATACACTTTTCGCTTACCTCACCTGCTTCGTCTACAAAATAATCGGTAACCTCAATCGAACCAAACCTTTGGAACTCGGGGTCACTCGGCATATCAGCCAAGTCCATCAATATCGTTTGACTTCCATTAAACCAATTTATAACGTGGTCTTGACCGTTGTAGGTAAAGTGTTTACCTGCAATTAGTCCATAGTTAGCGCATAACTCAAAGAAAGTAGCCATTGTAGACAATCGCAACTTCTTTAATTCTGCACGACCTATCAAACCGCGAGTACCTGCGTACTTTAATCGTCTTTTAATTTGCCAGTCACAACCGAGAAAACTTTTTCCGCCTGATGCAGCTCCGCCATATAACACCTGCCAAATATCGCTATCAACTGACAAATAAGATAAAGCAAGTTTTTGCTTTTCGTTATATTCTATTTTACGTGTTGCCATCTTCTTAAAATTACATCTTTAATAGTGTGAGGACTAACTCCATATTCTTTCGCTAACATTTCACGAGTGTAAATTCTTGGCTTAAACTTCAATCGAATTTCTTTTACTTGTTCTTCGTTTAGTTTAGCAGTTCCAACTTTTGATCCCTTAACGAAATTTGTACATATTGGTTTTTTGATTCTGCCATTATTGTAAGAATGTAATGTGTTTTCTTTTGCAGTTGTCCATTCTAAATTAGATACCGCGTTGTTATCTCTTACAAAGTCAATATGGTTTACCTGTAATTTATTCAATGGGTTTTCAATCCAAGTTTGCGCTACTATACGATGAACCTTTATTGTTTTTAATTTATCATCTATCAATAACATTGTGCGATAATAACCATTAGCATCCTTTGCAGGTTTCATTATAGAACAACGTTTAGAACCACGATAGCCAGTTGTCAATAATCTACCCATATTACTTACTAAATATCGGTTATTTGTGTTAGGAACGTATCTCCATTCCTCATTAGGCAAAGAATCTAATTCAATTCCTAATTCATTTAATGTGTAATTCATAGCACTAAAATACAACATTTATACTTTGGTTGGGCATACAATGGATAAAAGATATAAACAACTTCCGCCATAAAGCACTTGCCACTTATCCGAGTCAATGGATAAGTGATTCAATGCTTCTTTTTGTTTATCGTGAAATTGTATCATAACTTTTCAAGAATGCGCTGTTGTAGTATATGACTATCTAAAATATCCGCGTATAAATGGCGCATTATTCCTTGTCTCACATCGTGTTCAAAGTCTGCTCTTTCCTTTGACTTCATACGAGTGATTGCAAAGTTCGATAGGTTTCTTTCGTTGGTTAGTTCCTGATAAGCCAAGAATCGAAACTTTTTCCAATCTTCATCCGACCACCAATCAACGTTTATCAAATTCCTTTTTTCCATCATTCGCATCATTGAAGGCGCGAGCAAACCAACCTCGATTCTCTTTCCATCTTTCCAACGTTGAACATCGAGCAAAAACATTTCTTTGAAATCAACTGGTTCATCGTCTTGCGTTGTTGTACCAATTACCAACTTTGCTTTCTTTCTTTCGATATCCAAGTTCATTTGCATCTTGTGAATCTTATAGGCATTCAAGACATCACTCAAAAACTGAATGGACATTAAGCCATAGTGTTCCACACGTTTCCACCTTTGACCAACTGCGTTTAGTTGGAAGGCTAAACCGAGTTCGCCTATTGTCATATACCGATAAAACTGTTGAGTTGTGTCGTATAGCAACTGCGTTTCTTCGGCTGATGGAAGTTCTTTGATTCCGCTTATTACAATTCCTTTGGCTATTAAAGCCTTGAACATCGGTAACGTGCTGTCTTGGATTTGCGTTTGTTCAAGTGCGTGTAAATAGGCTTTCTCGTCAACTGTTAAGCCATTGTTGTAGGTCTGCCCTTTGTACTCTACCAAGTTTTGATTCATAATTGTTATTGTTTTTAGTTGTTACAAATTCGTGAAGTTTCCAAGCGGATCGCATTGCCGCTTTCCAATCTTTCATTTTTTTCTTTCCATAATACCAATTTGTGTTGGTGTAATGGCTAATGAATACCTCTGCAAAGTTAAGCGCATCATCAGAACACGCAGACGGAATGCGTTCCAAAAAATATTCCCCCACCTCCTCCATTGTCGGCGGCAAAAATGACGTTCTCGGTGTCTTGGACTTCGATAAGGTCAACTGCTCTTCGAGTGATTGTACTCTTAAGGTCAGTGATTTTAATGCTTGTTCTAATTGTTCGTTGGTCATTAAGTCGTTGTTTTAAAGTTCCACAATCATATTCTTTATCCAGTAACAGCATTGCTTCATCAATATAGGCTCGGTAGATAGCATCAACCTTATACAAGTCAACCATTTTCTTAACCGCGTGAAGTATTGTCGCGTGGTCTTTACCGCCTATTATCTCACCTATTTTTGAAAGCGAATACTTTGTTCCTGCATAAATTAATAAGGTCGCAAGATAACGCGCATCTATTATAAATCGTTCACGTGACCTTGAAAAAAACTGCTTACGTGTGACATCGTGAGTCCTGCAAACAAGGTCAATCACTTTATCTTCAAAGGAATAGACATAGTGTTCTTCTTTCTCAAGAATCATTCGTTGTAGTTCCTTCGCGTTTTCATTTGTGAACACGTTGAGAAACTCTCGGTAGTTCTTAATCCTGTAACGGTCAAGAAATTGAATTAAAGAATTACTCATCACCTTCGTTTTTAATTGTTCTTTTTTCGCTTTCTAAAATTAGTTCAACTATCTCTTTCGAACTGATACCAGTATACTTACTGATTTTAGTAATGTCGCACACGTGCATCAACATCGGATAACGTGTCCATTTTTGCGCCTGTGGATAGCTAATATTCATTGCCTTCGCAAGGCTCGGCGTAGTGCCGAACCAAGCGAATACAAATAATTCCCATTTACTTTTCATCGTTCAATTTGTCAATTAAGTTAATGATTGGGTTAAATAGTTCCGCTATATGCGGATCGTAAGAGTGTAACTGCTGTTGTGTTAAAGTACACTTCAAAACTTGTTCTAATTTGTTGTTCATAATAATGGTTTTAAAATTTTAATTGTTTCAATCATTCAAAATGGAAGGTCGTTTGCATCCATCTTTGCGTTTGAGTTAGCGCTATCTTTTGCATCGTCAGTTAAACCAATTCCAGTCAAAAGATATTTTTCAAATAGTTGAGCAACCTCAATAACTTTCGCAGGGTTGTCGCTATGGTTCATATCAACCGAAGCCTTCAACGCTACCGCACGCGCAATAGATTCTTCTTTGTCCTTTGAGTTGTTCGATTGATACGAATTACCTGTTGAACTTGGAGTGAACGCGCGTTGTTCCTGTACCCATTTGATTTTGTGACCTCTACCACTTGGAGTGATTTCGTAGTTCTTTGTGTCACCAACCGCGAAGGGTGGCTGTTGTGATTTACTGAAGACTGTACCTGTGTCTCCATTTTCCATTGTAACTTCAAACTTGTACATATCGTTCCAAGTTCCCGCGCCTTGTACGTGCGTGATTTTTGATGTAGCCATCGTTTTATTTATTTGATTGTTAAATTATTTTCGGTGTCTGTTGATCCTATCGCCCAAAGTTCGTCTTTCATAATCGGGTGATGTTTCGCGTGGTTATCTATACACTTGTCGCACCATTCTTGGTAATCCTCAATTGAAGTGTAAACAACGTATAGTTCTCTTTCATAGTGCATCTCCGAACACTTTTCGCATCTTTCAGCAGGTAGAACGTGGAATGTTGGTGGGTTGATGTTATCGTACATAGGTGCGTTCGGTTAAAAGGTCTTCCATTCGTTCAAGGGGACTGCGCGGTACACTATTCGCGATGTGCTGCGCTAATTCGTTGTAATCAAGTTGTTCGCTTGGATAACTTGACGATTGAACACATACAAATCTTTTAGGGTAAGTTAAGTTCATCTTTTCCATTCTGGTGTTTTTAATTTATTCATTACTGATTCGATTTCATCAAGGTAAGCCAAGCTTTTATACTTGTCTTTAAAGTCTGCCATAGCCACATTTAATACTGCTCTTTCGGCACTTGTTAATTCTATAATCCACATAACTTAAGCAATTTCAAAGATATAGATTTCACTTCTAAATGGTGAAGTTGCAGGAACTTCTAAATCGTAGGCATAACCGAAACCGTCTTGATCCTCATTGTAAGTAAGGCTCATTTCGTCCGCGTGGCGGTGAACTGATTGATTAGCGAGTTCTAATGTTGGGAAGTCAAACACCTTCGCTTGAGTTCCTGATTCGTGGATGATTACTTGATACATTTGTTCTTTGTTTTAAGTTGTTTGCTAATTTAAGTTATGCGTTGTAGAGTCGCATCCCTCTTTTTTTTATATAGTTCCTGTTATTTCTAAGGCGTTACCGTGTATATGGTGCGAGTGAGTTTTTGTTCCTGTTTTGAAAAAATTGAATTGTTTTTCATAAAAAGAATTAACCCCATTGTTATCCCAAATTCTAAATGCTCTTAAAGTAAATTTGTTATTCTCAACATTACAAACTACTCCAGTTTCAATCATTCCGTTTTCTTCAAAAGTTACAGTTTGATTAAGTTCTACGTTTTCGAATTTTCTTGTTTTCATTTGTTCTTTGTTTTAATTGTTGAGCAAATATATATAAACTTCTTTCTTTATTCCAAATAAATTTTAAAGAAAAATAAAACTTTTTTCATTTTTGTTGATTTTACGCGGGTTTTAGAAGGTCATTAAATAGTAATTTAGACACATTCTAAATATTAGATGAAGCAAAAGATACTTAATTCAATAAAACCTAGAGCGAAAAAACCATATAGTGGTGAGGCAGGTGTACAAATTGCGGTTATTCAGTATCTAAAATTGGCTTATCCTAATGCTATTTATTGCGCGAGTGCGGGTGGAATGTTTACTTCGATGAAACAGGCCATTAAAATGAAGGCGACTGGATACGTAAAAGGATTTCCCGACCTTCAAATCTGCG